GCCGACATCGCCATCGCGCACATCAGGGCGCAGGCCGACGCCAAGATCGCCGAGGACGCGCACGAGCGTCAGATGGCGATGGCCGAGGAGCAGGCCGCGACGGGCATTTCTGAATGACGCAGAAGCAGCCGCTCGATCTGGTCAAGTTGCTCGACACCATCGCGCGGGCGCAGCGAGCGACGCGCCGCGCCTATGAGTTCACGCCGAACAGCTACACGTGGGCGGCATATTCAGCCTGCCTCGACGCCTTCCGCGCCGTGGAGAGATCGTTGGCCACTGACGAAATAGTGGCACCGCCTGCCTCGGGCGACACCGAGGCCACGCAGCCTGAGCGACAGATGGCAAACGCCCGCCCCGGCGATTGAGGGGCCACGCGCCGCAGCGAAACGCGGGAATGAGGATGACCATGACACCTGAGAACGACCTTCCTACTGAAGACGCACTGTTCGACACCGCAGTCGATGGACCGCAGACGTCACCAGCCGAGACGGTGACGCCAGCGGCTCCGGACCCTGCGCCTGCCGCACAGACGACGACTGAGCAGCCGAAGACGGATGCCACTGCCAAGCCCGACGCCTCGACCGAAGGGTCCGAGGCCGACGAACCGGCGATGGTGCCGTCCACTCGCCTTCGTGATGTCACCAAGGAGAAACGTGCGGCGGAAGCCGAACGTGACGCCATCAAGCAAGAGCGTGACGCACTGAGGCGGGAGCGGGATCGTATCGACTTTGAACGTCAGGAATTTCAGCGGCGTCTACAAGCGCAGCCGAAGCCTGATGCTCCGAAGGAAGAGGACGAACCCGATCCGCTGCTGCATCCGAAGGAGTACCGGCAGTACATGGAGCGGCGCATGGATGAGCGCCTGCTCAATGAACGCCGGGAGTTCAGTCTTCAGCAGGCTCACAAAGTCTACAAGGAAGAGTTTGTCCAAGCCTACACGGCGGCCCAGCAGCTTGCGGACCCGGCACTCAATGCCCGCATGCAGCGATCCGGCGATCCGGGCGAGACGCTCATCCAGTGGTTTCGTGAGAAGAAAATTCAAGCCGAGGTCGGCGGCGATCCAGAGGCCTACAAAAAACGGATCATCGAGGAGGACCGCAAGGCTCGCCTCAACGATCCGGAGTTTCGCAAGGTCGCAATGGAAACGTGGCGTGGAGAAGCGCCATCTCAGACCAATGGTCGTCCCAACGTGCAGTTGGCTCCATCGCTGAACGGCATCAGCCGTTCCAACGCTGCGCTTCGTGCCTCTCAGCAGGACTTGTCTGACGACGCCCTGTGGGACAGCGCGACGTCCTGACGACCGAACACCTCGTCGATGATCACCCGCCCCGCTTGGCGGGTTTTTTGTTGTGCGGGGCCGGTCGCCGGGACTTTCACCCTGAAAGGACTGGCCAATGGCCCTCACTACCAATCACCCTAACAATGAACTGATCAAATTCCGCACTAGTGTGGCGTTTGATTTTCTGCGGGCGTCGCGGTTCGACCCGTACATGGGTCCGGACAGCACGTACCCCATCGTGCGAATGAAGGACCTTGCCGCCGACGGCAAGGAAATCCGCGTTCCCCTCGTCACGCAACTGACCGGAGCCGGTGTCGGTGCCGGTACGCTGCGCGGCGCAGAGGAGCAGATCGACAGCTACGGCTTCCCGGTATGGGCCGATTGGGCACGTAACGCGGTCGCCAACAATCGCGCAGCCGACAAAGAAAGCTCGTTCTCGGTGCGCTCGACTGCCCGCAGCTTGCTGTCGGGCTGGTCGCGGCGTGTCGTGCGCGACGATCTGATCGACGCGCTGTTGTCGATCCCGACGTCGTCGATCCAGTCCGGTCGCCTCACGGCTCCGGGCAACCGCGTCAACGGCCTGAAATGGTCGGCGGCGTCGGCGACGGACAAGAACAACTGGCTGATCGCCAACTTCGACCGCGCGTTGTTCGGCGTTGCGATTGCCAACCACTACACCGTCGCGACCGGAGCGGTCGGCACGATGGCGGCGTCGCTGCTCAACGTCGATAGCCCGACCGACAAGATGTCGGCTGCAATCGGCTCGACGATGAAGCAGTTGGCCCAGCAGACTGGCGTGTCACCGGCCAACCCCGGTGTCTACAACGGCAGGCCGAAGATCAATCCGTTCCAACTGAAAAAGTCGGATCAGGAGTGGTACTTGGCGCTGGTGGGTTCGCGAGCGATGCGCGATCTCAAGTCTGATCCGATCATGTATCAGGCCAATCGCGACGCGCGTGAACGCGAGAGCAGCCCGACCACCAACAACCCGATCTTCACGGGCGGTGGGCTGGTCTATGACGGCATCTACTATCTTGAGATGCCCGAGATCACGCAGCGCCTGCTGCTGGTTGGTGCCGGTGCCGCTGCCGTCGATGTCGAGCCGGTGTTCATGCTCGGCCAAGGCGCAATGGCCTACGCAGTCGGGCAGATGCCGCGCCCGACCACGTTGGAGGACGGCGACTACGACTTCGTGCAGGGCATGGGCATCGAGGCACAGTACGGCGTTGCCAAGATCGCCAAGGCTCCGCTCAGCGTCGCGGGCGCGACCGTCGGTTCGCTCGTCGATTGGGGCATGGTGACCGGCTTCGTTGCCGCGCCGCCGAACCCATAAGCGATCAGCACCAGTGGGGAGAACCCCCACTGGTGCTTTTGCTTTTTGAGAGGAGCAATCGATGGCGTACCGCAAGGACTGGGGCCAGCCGCAGATCGGCGGCTTGGGATTTTTCGGCACCCGCAAGGCAATCGGCAGGCGCATCAACGTGCTTGCCGCCGACGTCAACGGCGCTGGCAATCAGATCGGCATCTTCTCGGTGCCGCCGGGTTTCATCGTCGATGGCATCCTGTTCTCCGCGACTGACATGGACACGGGCGGTGCGCCGACCTTGTCGTTCAGCCTCGGCGATGCTGGCTCGGCGTTTCGCTATCTCAACGCCGACACCACCGCACGTGCTGGCGGCGTGACAACGACGCTGGCTGCTGGCGGGCTGCTCTACAAGAACGCGGTCGAAACCGAAATCATTTTGCAAGTGTCTGGCGTGGCGCAAGTCGGCGCGGCAGGCACGGTCGATGTGTACTTGTTCGGAACGGTCGCACCGTAAGCTTAACCATGCCTTTGTCAGGAGAAATCGCAAATGGCATATCGTAAGGATTGGGGTCAGCCCCAAGTTGGCGGTCAAGGTTTTGCCCGCACGGTCAAGACCATCGGTCGTCGCGTCAACATCGGTGCGGCTGACGATGTCACCGGCAACGTGGTCGGTGCGTTCACGCTGCCGCCGGGCTTCACCGCCACCGGCATCATCGCGATCTCCAGCGCGTTCGCCGCTGGCCTCGCGTTCACCGTCGGCGATGCAGGCTCTGCCAACCGCTATCTGACGACCGGCGTCGCGGCTGCGACCAACGTCACCTTGGCGGCGGCTGGCTTGCTGTTCAAGAACACGGTCGAGAACGAGGTGCTGGTCACCATCGGCACACAGGCTGCTGGCAACGTCGTCGGCACCATCGATCTCTATCTGATCGGCTTCATCGACAACTAGCAGAGCTTGGTTGCCTCCTTCCGCGCGAGCAGGGGTAGCAACCGGGCATCCGCCTGCCGTGTCCCATCGTCGTCGGCGCTAGGGCGGCAGGCGGATTGTTTTTCCCACCACCGAGGAGACGTCCATGAGTGCAATTTCTGCGATCTATCGAGCGCCGAAGGGCGACAGCAAGGTCTGCGAGTTGTTCGGCTTCACGTTCTTCGACGGCCAGCCGGTCGTGATCGAGGACACGCCGGAAAACGCCCACGCCATCAAGAAGCTCTCGAACAATGCGCTGTTCGAGGTCTCGGAGGAGGGCAGCGCCACGCATTCCAGTGGCGAGATGCCGTCGCCGCATCCGGACCCGGATGATTATCCGCCGGAAGGTCAGCAACGCGGTGGCCGAAGGTCGCACCGTGGCTAAGACCCGCGCTCAAATCCAGTTCAAGGTCCTCGCGATCCTGACTGGAGGCGACGTCGGCACCAATCCGTCGGCGGAAGATGCCAGCGACATCGATGGCTACATCGACAGCGTTGTCGCTGAGCTATCCGCCGACGAAATCTACATCGCCGATCCCAATGCGCTCGACGACGACATCTTCGTGACGTTCTGCAAGCTCGTCGCCGACGCTGCGGCTGAACAGTACGGTCTGAAATCCGATCCGAAGCAGGCGCAGTACTGGCGCAACCGCATCCGCTCCATCAAGCGCCCGCGTCCCGGCTATGGGCCGCAGGAGGTCGAGTACTACTGATGGCTGGATTGTGGGCAACGCCGTCGCGCGATGCATCCTACGACCAACTGACGCCCGAGATGTGGCAGGGGCTGACGCAGACGACGCCGCAGGCACCATCGCTGTGGCGGCCAGTGGAAGCGCCCAGAGAAACGCAGGGTGCGTTTGGCCCGATCCCGGCCTATTCGACCGACAGACCATTCACGGGGTTCGGCGGTCGTGAGCCGGGGCTGGGTGACCGCGCTGACGAGACGTTGCGCCACTACCTCGGCCCGAATTTGTGGGAGGGGCTGACCAACGCCGTCGGCTTGGCTGGCTCTGCGGCCAAGATGATCCTGCCGGGTTCGGGCACAGTGCAGTCAACGGAAGACGCACTCAGGGCGAAGGAGCAAGTTGGAGAAGGCAAGTATGGTGCTGCCGCAGTCTCTGGCGCGTCGGGCCTGCTCAACACCGCTCTGGATTGGATACCGGGCGGCAAGCTTGCCGCCGCTGCGGCAAAACCTGTCACGGCGATGTTTCTCGGCGTCGGAGCAAAAACCGCCGACCGTGTTGCTCTCGCCAAAGCGCAGGAGATGGCAGCGAAGGGTGTCGCGCCGGAACAGATTTGGAAGGACACCGGCTGGTTCACTGGCGCAGACAACAAATGGCGCTTTGAAATACCGGACACGGCCAGCAAGTGGCAGACCGATCCGAAGCTGCACAGCATGATCGCTGGTGACAAGGCGACGCCAATCGGTGAGACGTTCAGCCACCCCGAACTGTATGCGGCGTATCCGCAACTGCGCGAAGCCGACCTCAATCTGATGGCGCGGCCTACTGGCTATAAGGGGATGTACCAAGCTGGCTCCGAAGGCTCGCCGCCGACAGTCACGCTCGCCCCCGGTGCGTTGCCATCGATGCGAAGCACGGCGCTGCACGAGCTACAGCACGGCATCCAAGACATCGAGGGTTTTGCCAAGGGCGGCAATACGATTGGACTGAGGCCGGGAACGCCAGCGTGGGACATCTATCAAGAACGTCTGAGGGCGATGACGACGCCGCTCGACAGGGACACCTACAGCAAGGTGGCGGGCTTTGGTCCCGAGGGCGCAACCGAGAAGGAGTACAGGGACTACCTCAAGGTCATCAAAAAGCCGTCGGCCACCGCCGACCGCATGGCACAAGAGTACGGAGTTGAGAACGCCTACCGGCGGCAAGCTGGCGAGGTCGAGGCGCGGGCGGTGCAGAGCCGCGCCGATCTCACGCCGGAAGAACTGCGGAGCAAGTTTCCGGTCGCCAGCGAGGATGTGCTGCGCGAGAACCAGTTCGTAAACTTCAAAAACGATCCGCTGTTCTCGGCAAGCGTCAGACGTGACCCCAATCTGTGGTCGCCGATCTCGGATGTTAAGCTGCGTAAGCCGCTCGCCGAAATGGAGCATCGCTACACCGACATCCGGACACCGGAGACCAAGATCATTTCGCCCGAAGACATGGTCGGCGGCCACTTGATCCTGACGCCCAGCGATCTGTCGCTGGCAAACCGGACACTGACGCACGTTGACAACACCAAGCTCGGCAGGCCGGTCGTGGCGCAGGGCGGCGTCGGTTTTCCCGAAGCCAATCCGGGGATGGCGTGGGCTTCGGAGGCCCCGATTGCGCGGAAACTCGACAATCAAGCGGCGCGGTTGGCTGAAACTGGCAAGCCGGTCTACATCGCGCCCATGACGATGTCGCCAACCGGCATCGACGCCTCGCATCACGTTGCTGAGCCGCTGTCGCAGCTTGTGCAGCAGGCTCCGATCAAACGCGCCGACGCCAAAGCGTTCAATGAACTGATGCAGTCTCACATCGAGGCGACCCGTGGAAAGCGGACCAAGGAAGAGGTGCCTGACTGGGTCAGCATCAACAGCCCGAAATTTCAGGAGTACATCAGCAATCTGCAAGGCGGCATGAAGACCAAGGCGTACATGGCCGAGAAGATGGGCCTCGCGGATTGGCAGAAGAGGGGGATGCCCGACGTCGCCGCCGTGCGCCACGCCATGACGGTGCCCGAACTGATCGATGTGCCGCGCAACACCAGCGGCATGGCGATCTCGCGGTACATCCCCGGCCAAGGCTTGCTCGACACCGCACACCGGAGCTACTCCAAGGGCGTCGCCGGAACGAGCCTCGGGCAGTGGCCCGATCTGGTGCCGTTCGATGTCGCTGCGCCGACCATCGCTGAAGGTCTGGCGAAGAAGAACGCGGAAAATCTTGCCGCCGGAAAAACCACGGCGATCCAGCCGCGCTACCACATGGAGAAGCCGACGGCGGGGGTGCCGACGTCACAGGTTCTCGATCAGGAGTGGCTCGACCGCATCATGAAATTTTTCGAGATGAAGGGGCGCTAGTCGAGATCGACAAGCTCGTCGCCGGTCATCAGGTTCTGGCCGTCCGGTAGCCCGAGAGCTTTGCTGGCCTGCTCCTGAATATCGATGATCAGACGCTCGGCGTCCTTCGTCATTGGGGACACGCCCTCGTGGTCACGCGGCCAAGCGTAGTCGGCGAGAGCGTGGACGCGGCTCATGATTGCGCTCAGTTGGCGCATTTTGTCCCGGTCAGCCTTGGATTTAGCCATAGGAATGTGTCCCCAAATAACTTGGGACTGTAACCCGTAACGGTGCCCGATAGCAATGCCCCCGATCCCGATCCCGTTCCCGCTCAGCACGGCCCCCGGTGCCTTCAATCAGGAGGAGGCTGGCCGCCTGATCAATTGCTACGCGGAGCCGCTCGGCAAGACCGTCGGCGGGAGCAAGAAAGCGTCGTCCACGCCTTCGGTGGTGTGGCGCAAGTCGCCGGGGCTGTCGCAGTTCGCGCTCTCGACCAATCCCGGCTTTCGCGGCGGCATCCTGATCGGCGGCACCCAACTCTACTCGGCGTGGAACGAGAAGGCCGCAATCTTCGACAGCGTCGGCGGCGAGACGATCTTGGCCGGGGCGCTGTCGGGCACCGACAAGGTGTTCTGGGCGCGTAACAACAAGACACCGACGCCTGACGTCGTCTGCGTGTCCCCCGGCAACGGCGCGTTTGTGGCCACGGCGACCAACGTCAGCACCTACGGCGATCCGAACATCGGAGTGCCGAACAGCGTCGGCTTCCTCGACGGCTTTTTCATCTTCACTTACGGCAACGGCAAGATGCAGGCGTCGGGCCTGAACGCGCTCACGATCAACACGCTCGACAACACCACTGAGCAGGCCAAGACCGGCGGCCTGTTGCGCGGCCTGCCGTACAACGGTCAGTACTATGTGTGGGGACCAAACCACGGCGCGGTCTACTCCAACACCGCGCAGCCGACGGGCTTTCCGTTCACGCGGTCCTACGTGATCCAGCGCGGCCTGCTCGGGCGCTACGCGGTCGCGGGCCACGAGGACGGCTTCGGCTCGGCGCTGATCTGGGTCGCCGACGACAAGTCGGTGGTGATGGCGAACGGCACACCGAACCCGACCAAGATTTCGCCGCCCGATCTCGACCGGCTGATCGAGAAGCTGGCCGACAAGAACACGCTGGAAGCGAGCGTCTACATCTCGCAGGGGCATCCGCGCTGGGTGCTGTCGTGTCCGACGTTCACATGGGAGTTCGACATCGGGTCGAAGAAATGGAACGAGCGGGCGAGCTATCTGGCGGCGCGGTGGCGTTCGATCTCGGGGATTTCGGCGTTCGGTCGCTGGATCACAGGCGACGTCAAGAGCAACCGGCTGCTCTACGTCGATGAGCGCAAGTACAACGAGGTCACCGATCCGCTGATCATGCTGATGGAGAGCGGGCCGGTGGTGAAATTCCCGAACCGCACCCGCGTTGCTCGCGCCGATTTCGATTTCGTGACCGGCGTCGGCGACGCGACCGGGCCTGATCCGTCGGCGACGGTGCCGACCGTCGGCATCTCGTGGAGCAACGACGGCGGCTTCGTCTACGGCAACGAAATCTTCCGGCGGCTCGGTCGCCAGTCCGAACCGTCACGCATCGTCGTCCTGCAAACCGGGCAGACCAGCAACGTCGGTCGCCGCTGGCGGCTGCGGGTGTCGGGCGAGGTCTACTGCTCGATGCTCGGCGGCACCCAAGACACCGTGATCAACAATCACTGATGGCAACACCACTCCCAAACCTCGACACGCCGGTTGTCGATCAGCAATCCGGGCTGATGACGCAGGCTTGGTACGTCTATTTCCAATCGCACCAGCGGTTGGCGCAGTTACCCGACGTCTCGACCGTCGCGCCGACCAACGGGCAAGTGCTGGTCTACAACGCCGCCACCAAGCTGTGGGTACCCGGCGCAAATTAGGAGCTTGTCATGGGCCTCTTCGATCTGTTCTCGAACAAGAGTGCCGAGGAGGCCGCGCGTAAGGCCAACGCCGGTTTGCAGGCGGGCTACACGCAACTGTCCGACCTCTACGGGCAGGGCCGCAACGCGATCACGTCGGGCTACGGCAAGGCCGAAGGTGTACTCAGCGACGTGCTTGGCGCTTACAAGCCCGGTGCTGCGGCCTACGGCGATGCCACGGGCGCGGGCGGTGTCGAGGGCCTGCAACGCGCCACCGATCTGTTCAAGAACTCGGGGCAGTACGGCGTCTACGGCTTCGCGCGTGATCAGGGTCAGCAGGCCATCGAGCGGGCGCATGCTGCTGCTGGCAATCTATCGTCTGGCAACACCGACACCGACACCGCAAAATTCACCGAGGGTCTCGCCGGTCAGAACTGGGGTCAGTTCGTCTCGGGCTTGCAACCCTATCTCAGCGGCTACGGCACCGCAGGCAGCAACCTCGGCAACGCCTACGTCGGCGAGGCTGGCGCGTTGGATGCGTCGTTCCGAGGTCAGGGTGGCGCAGCCAACACCTCGGAAACCGCGCAGGGTGCCAATCTCGCTGGCGCTGAACTGAACAACTACAAGGTCGGTGCCAATCAACTGAATGCGCTGCTCGGCGTCGGTCAGTTGGCGCTGGGGATGCCGCCGACGAGCTTCAGCGGCATTGGTGGCGGCAGTGGTGGTGGCGGTGGCGGCACTCCCGTCGGACAGACACCGGGCCAGCCGTTCAACTGGGGCGCAACGCCGATTGCACAGGCCGGGAAAAGCTTGTTCTCGGCTTTCACTTAAGGTGATCCATGGCTGACAATCTTGCTGCGTTGCTCGCCAACGCCGCGCAGACCAACGCCGATTTCGATTTCGGCAAGCTCAACAAATCGTATTGGGAGGGGCTTGAGCAGGCCTACAAGCAAAAACAGCGCAGCCTGTTCGAGGGCGGCGCACCGACCAAAGACGACGGCACCATCGATTGGGACAAAGTGTCGTCGCGCACCCTGCAAGCCGGTGGTGTGCCCGCGCTCGGTGAACTGACCACCTTGCAAAAGGTGATGACCGACATGGGCATCAAGGCCGGTCTCGGCGGGATGTCTAATAACGTGTTCGGTGGCCCCGGTGCGGCACCAGCCGCGCCGCCCAGTGCAGCACCGTCTCGCCTCGTATCGCCGTCGGTGTCGGGAAGCTCGGGCGCTGTGGCCGACGACAACATGGAAATTCCGCCGCGCACCATCGCTGCGGCAAACGCACCGCCTGCGGCGCGACCGGCACCAGCCCAGCCCGCAGCGCCGCCAGCAGCAGCCCAGCCTGCGCCGACCCAGCTTCCGCCGCCGCCGCCTGTGTCGCCGCTGGTGCCGCGTCCGGTGCAGACGACCCCGATCACGCCGCCACAGATGGCACCGCAGTCAGTCCCGCTGCCGCCGCCGCGCCCTGTCATGGCGCAAGCTCCCGCCGCGCCGCCGCAGGCTGCGGTCCAGCAGGCCCCGCCGCCGCAGCCTCCAGTGCAGCAGCCGCCGCCACAAGCCGGATCGCCTCAAGCGGCTGGCATGTCTCCCGCGACCGAGGCTGCGTTGCATGCTGCGGGCTTGGTGCCGGAAGGCCGCTCGGTTGCTCAGCACGTCAACCTTCTGCAACGGGCGGCGGCGCTCGCGAACTCATCCGGCGTTCGTGACGCTGGCAAGCCCTACAACGATGCGTTGAACAATATCGCCAAGTTCATCGAACAACGCAGCGCACCGACCGACACGCAGAAGGATTACGAGCTTGAGGTTCGGCAGGGCTACAAGGGCAGCTTCAACGACTACCAGAACATGCAGCAAGGGCAGAAGCTGCGCTTTGCGGTCGATCAGGACACCATGAAGGAGATCGGTACGCAGGCCGCTCAGATGGTGCGTATCCGTCCGCTGCTCGACGAGGCGCTGCGCCTGTCGGAAAAGTCCTACGCCGGGTACGCTGGCAAGGTTGCGCCATACTGGGCGAAGGTGGTCTCGGCCTTCGGAATTAATCCCGGCGAGATGGCGAGCAACACCGAGGCGCTGCGGTCCATCGCCCAGCAACTGGTGCCGCTGGTGCGCCAACCCGGCGCGACCTCGAACTACGAGGCGCAACTCTACCTCGACGCCGTGATCAGTCCGGAGTTGAGCCATCAGGCCCGCGTCAAGGTCGGCAACATGATTGTCAAGCTGGTGGATCGCTCGCTCGCGGTCGCCAAGATTTATCGCCAGAACGCCGGTTCTCCCGATCTCTACGACAAGATTGCCGAACTCGATAAACAGAAAATGTTTTCGCCGGGGGAGACGGCGTTCCTCACGGCTGCGGCTGAGCGCACCAGAGCGCAGCGGCAACGCGAGCCGACAGCGGAAGAGGTCGCGGATGAAATGGCCAAGCGCAGGGCAGCGGCACAGGGGGTCAAGTAATGGTGGACCTCTCGACGTTGTCTGACAGCGATCTGCTGGCGCTTGCCACCAAGCTCAAGGAGGTCGGTGCCAACACGCCGCGCGATCCGCTGGCGCTCAGTCAAGCGCAATTGCATGCGGCAACCGGCGGGGTGTTGGAGGGGCTTCCGGTCGTCGGTCCTTATGTGAAGGAGGGTGCCGAACGCCTCGGTGCCAAGTATGACGTGGCGGTCGATGGCGTGTCCGAGGCCGACGCGCTGTCGCGGCGTAAGCTTGCAACCGAAAAAGCCGACATCGAAAACCCCGGCGCGGCGCTGGCTGGGCGCACCATCGGCGGCGTCGCCGGTACCGCACCAGTGGTGGCGGCTTTCCCGGCGGCGTTTGGTGCGGGCACCGCCGCACCGATCCTGCGAACCGGCGCTGCGGCGCTGAGCAACGCGGCGCTCGGCGGTGCCGACGCTGCGGTGCGTAGCGGCGGCGACCCGGTGCAGACCGGGATTGGTGCAAGCGTCGGCGCTGGCGCTGGCGTTGCTGGCATGGCGGTTGCTCCGCTCTATGGCAAGGGCGTCGCTGCCGTCGCCGACCGGGTGCGGGGCTTGACCGACCCCGGCGGCGCGATGTCGGGCATCAGCAAACCGGCGGCGCGTTATGCCGCCGGGACAATCGGCGATACTGCCAAGATGGCGGCGCTGCGGGCCGAGATGGACCGGCTCGGCCCCGAGGCGATGCTGGCCGACGTCTCTCCGGAGTGGCTTGGTGTGGCGCGTGGTGCTGCCAGCCGACCCGGCATGCGCGATGACATCGTCAATCCGTTGCTGGCGCGGAACGCCACGAAAAATCCACGGCTCGCGACCGATCTCGATGCGCTCGGCAGGCCAGTCGATCCGACGCGGGTCACAGATCGCATCAACGAGGCGCAAGCAGCCCTGTCGCCCGACTACGAGCGCGTCATCGCTGGTGCGAGAGCGGTCGATACCTCGCCGCTCGCCAACCGCCTCGACAATCTGTCGAACTTGGAGCGCGGACCGGCACAGCAGGCCGCGAGCAGGGTCAGGGCGATGCTCGACGTCGCTGGCTCACCCGGTACGCTCGATCCGCATCCGCGTGTCCTGCTCAACACCCGGCATGCCATCGACGGGCTGCTCGGGACCGAGGCCGATCCGAACGCCATTCGTGTGCTGACAGTCGCTCGCCGCTACGTCGATGATCAGTTGACCAGAGTGGCTCCCGGCATCAAGGACGTCGATGCGTTTCATCAGGAGCTTGCTCGCCAGAAGCAGGCGCTTGAGGCTGGTGGCATGATGTTCGACACCGGCAAGACGGCGGCGCGACCGGAGCGGTTGACCGAGGAGTTCAGGGAGAGCGCGTTGCCGCAAGGCAGGCTGGTTGGCCCATCTGCCGCGCCGCTCCGCACCCAGCAGGGCGCTCGCGCCGAACTCGACCGCATCGTCGGCACCAAGGCCAACGATCCGCTGGCGATGCAGTCGACCGTGAAATCCGAAGGCGACTGGAACCGCGACAAGCTGCGGGCGGTGTTTGGTCAGGAACGCGCCGACCGGGCGCTGAACGCAATCGACCGCGAGACGCGGTTCGCCCAGACCGGCAATCGCGTCACCTCCGGTTCCGACACCGGCATGACCAATCGGTTCGGTAATTTTCTCGACGAGGCGTCGAAGCCAGTTCCGCTGGTCCCAAGCGGTGGGCTTTCCGGGCTTGTCGGCAAGGGGCTTGAGGCGGGTGCCCGCAAACTGTTCGGCGTCGATCCAGAAGCGAAAGCGCAGCGATTTGCCGAGGAGCTTGGCCGCCTTTCGGTCGCGCAGGGAGCGCAGCGCGACGCCTACATGGCTTCGCTGCTCGATCTCGTGAACAAGCGCGGCGTTCTCACTCCGATTGAGAGCAAGGCAAAAGAGGCGATGCGGGCGTTGATCATTTCGGCGGCGGGAAATCGTGCGCCGTTCGAGCAATCACGCAAGTAAAAACGGAACCAAGACGACCAGCATGCCCGCTGCCCAGAGCAGGAACACGCCGCCAACGATCAGCACGTACAGCCACTCCAAAATGCGGCTGGCGAGCGTCGGTCGAACGCGGATGTAGACTGGCTCTCTCATGCGGGGGCGACTATATCCCAAGTAATTTGGATATACCACCCCGAAAATAACCACTGAAATCAACCCTTTAGCCAAACCCGCCTCACGGCGGGTTTTTTATTGAGGTACAGCGATGGCTGGCACCATTCCACTGTCGATGACGCAGCAGTCGGATCAGTACGGCGATCCGCTCGCGGGCGGCAAGCTGTACTTTTTCGTCGCCGGTACCGTCTCGACGCCGCAGAACGCCTATCAGGACCTCGCGCTGACGCTGCCGTGGCCGAACCCGATCACGCTCGACGCTGCCGGTCGCATCCCGCAACTGTTCCTCGCCGACGGCCTGATCAAAATCCGGCTGACCGACTTTGCTGGCGTGGTACAGGTTGCCGCCGACAACATCCAAGTCATCGGCGCGTCGTCCGGTGCAGGCGGTGGCGGCTCGGTTGATGCCACCACGGTGTTTTCGACCGGCGACGTCAAGCCACGCTACGGCACCGGCTCGCACACCGGCTGGGTCCGCTGCAACCAAAAGACCATCGGCTCGTCGGCTTCCGGCGCGACCGAACGCGCCAACGCCGACTGTCAGGCGCTGTTTCAATATTTGTGGGCGACCGATCCGAACCTCGTGGTGATCGGCGGCAGAGGTGCCACTGCGCTCGCCGACTGGAACGGCAACAAGCAGATGACGCTGCCCGACGGGCGCGGCACCGCGTTTGTCGGTCTCGACGACATGGGCAACACGGCGGCGGGGCGACTGACCGCAGCATACTTTGGCGCGGATGCCACGGTCCTCGGTGCGCGGGGCGGTCTCGAAAGCAACACCCTGACAGCAGCGCAGCTTGCGTCGCATGCCCACCCGGCCTACGGGCGCGACAAGGGCCACGGGCATGTTCTCAACGGCAATGCCGCCGGTTTGAACAGTGGTGGGAATTGGGGTGGTGCCGCGCCTGCAAACCAAGGTCTTGTCAACTCCACAGGGACAGGCATCGCAGACATCGAAATCAGAAGCGCACCGGCTGGTGGTGGCTTGGCCAATGTCACCGACGTCGCTGGCGGTGGTCTGCCGCACAACAACGTGCAGCCGTCCATGACCGTGACCTTCTATATGAAACTGTAGCGAGCGCCGGATGTATCACATCACATTCAATCCCCAGTCGAACCGCGCGTCGTGGATTGGTTTCGGACAGTTGGTCGATGTCGACGACAACCCCATCGACATCACCGGCTGCTCAATGGTGTTGGAGGTCGCCGACAGCCAAGACGCGCCGCGCCTTCAGGCCTCGACGGCGAACGGCAAGATCACTTATCCGGACGTTGGCGTGTTTCGCTGGGCCTTCACGCGCGACGAGATGCGCGGCCTCGGACCCGGCACCTACAAAACCGGCCTGACGATCACCAATGACGACGGCACACAGACGACGCAATTAAGTGTCGGTCCGCTGCCGATAGTGGATGGAGTAGTGCCGTGACCGATCTCCCTGTCATGAAGCTCAAGGCGCTGGTCACGTTCCCGGCGCAAATCCTCGACGGCGCTGGCATCGACGTCACCAAGCTGAATGGTGCCTTCCGGTTCGATATTGCCTACGACGATTTTGCGCCGCCGGTCTCAGGCATTGCCGATCCATCACATCAAAACATTTTGCTCTGGAACAGCATCACCGGAGGCTATGTGCTGGCCCCGGTTACCGCTGTCGGGGCTGGCGGCGCGGTGCCGGAAGCGCCCAACGATGGCGTCCAGTACGGACGCCAAAGCCTGAACTGGACGCCGGTTACCGGCGGATCGGGCAAGCAGGATGCTGATGCCGATCTCACGGCAATTTCTGCGCTGACGGGCACCGGCATTGCGCGTCGAACCGGCGTCAACGTCTGGTCAGTCGGCGACCCGGTGGCCAATGCCGAACTCGCTACGATGGCCGCCTTCACATTGAAGGCGAACAACACCAATGCGCCTGCCGCGCCGACCGATATCAACATTGCTGGCCTGACGCAGAAGGTCACACCGGCTGGCGGTGATTTCCTGATGCTGTCGGACACGGCGGCGGCGGGCCTGATGAAGAAGGTCGCGTTCTCCGATCTGCCGGGAGCCAGCGGCGGCATCACCGAAGCGCCGAACGACGGGCAACTCTACGGGCGGAAAAATCTTGGCTGGGCAGTCGTGGCCGGTGCGGTTTCGCCAGCCGATCTGACCAGAGCCAACGACACCAACGTCACCCTGACATTGGGCGGGACGCCAGTCGGTTCGCTGTTGCAGGCTGTGAGCATCACGGCAGGATGGACCGGGCGCTTGGCCTATAGCCGGTTCACCCAAGGCGGGGCGCTGTCGGTGCTGGGTGTCGGCGGTAATGCCGCTGCCGACCACGCCAGCATTGCGTCCGCTGGTGACGGCCAAGTGCTGCGCCAGTCTGGTCTGACGCTCAGCTTCGGTACGCTGTCAACCTTGAGCTATGCCGACGCATCGGTCACCTACGCCAAAATCCAGAACGTGTCGGCGACCAGCCGGTTCTTGGGCCGGGTGTCGGCGGGTGCGGGGCCAGTCGAGGAGTTGACGGCTGCACAGGCTTCCACGGTTCTCGGTCTCGGCACGGCGGCGCTCAAGAACACCGGCACGAGCGGCAACAACGTGCCGTTGCTCGACGCCGACAACACTTGGAGCGGCATCCAAGGCTACAACGAGACGCCGCTGACGTTCGGTGCCACGACGAACTGGGATGTTGACGCCGCGCCGGTCGCAACGCTGGCGCTGACTGGCAACGCGACAATGGCCGCGCCGACCAACGTCACCGCCGGTCGCGTCTACACCATCAGGATTGTGCAGGACACCACGCCCCGCACGGTGGCGTGGACCGCTGCCAACTACAAGTTCAATGGTGCGACATTGCCGGTGATTTCGACCGGCAGCGGCGCGATTGATCGGCTCACGTTCATCGGTCGTGCTGGCAATGTGCTGGAAGAGATTGGCCGCTCACAGGGCATCGCCTGATGACGTCACCGTGGATGATCCCGGCTGGTAGGTCGTCGGCAGCGGCTGCTCCTACTGCCTATCAGATCGCGCGGTCGCTGCGGTTTCGCGCCGCCGCTGGCGGCTACCTGTCCCGCACCTTCGGGGTCGCGGGGTCCAATCAAAAACTGACTTACAGCACTTGGGTGAAGCGCAGCGGCTTTGGGGTGATGGATTTTCTGTCGAGTGCCATCGCTTCGCTCGACAGTTTCCGTTTCACCGTCAACGATCAAATACAGGTGTATCTCGGTAATGGTGACGCAAACCTCACCTCTGCGTCGGTGTATCGCGACCCCGGCGCGTTTATGCATGTCGTGCTTGCTATCGACACGACGCAGCCCACGCCTGCGAACCGTGTCCGCGTGTACGTCAACGGTGTCGAGATTACAGCATGGGGGACCAACACGCCCCCAGCGCCGAACTACCCCATCAAAGACTTTAACAAAGCGCAGGCGCACTCCATCGGGCGTTACGCACCGGCAGTCCTCGATCAATTCGACGGCTACTTTGCCGACACGTATTTCATTGATGGTCAGCAACTCACGCCGGGTGCGTTCGGCGCGGTTGACGCCACCACGGGCGCATGGGTGCCGGTGGCCTACACCGGCACCTATGGTGCCAACGGTTTCCATCTCGATTTTGCCGACAACAGCAATGTCACGGCGGCGACACTCGGCAAGGACACCAGCGGCAACGGCAACAATTGGACGCCGAACAGTTTCAGCGTCACCGCAGGCGTCACCAACGACAGCCTCGTAGACACGCCGACCAACTACGGCACCGACACGGGCGCAGGCGGCGAGGTGCGAGGAAACTATACGACGCTGAACCCGTTGGCGAACGAACCCAACGTGGCCAATGCAGGCTCCGTCGCTCTATCCGAGGGCAACCTGAAAGTTACCTTCCCGAATAGCGTCTGGGCTGCTGAAGTTCACGCCACCCAGTGGATCAGGTCAGGCAAGTGGTACTGGGAGATGACCCCGGTCACCGGGATCGTTTCGGCTGAGTATCCGAACGGTGGCATCTCGACCAACGCTATTCCAAGTCCCAATGGCTACAACATTGCAGGCGCGTACCTGTATCGCCCCAGTGGCAACAAGAGTGTCGGCGCAACGGGTTCGGCTTACGGTGCCGCCTTCACAACGAACGACGTCATCGGCTTCGCCTTGGATGCCGACGCTGGGTCTCTGACGTGCTACAAAAATGGAGCATCGCAGGGGGTGCTGGCGTCCGGACTGACGGGACCGTATGTGCCCGACCTCAACGGGTACAACGGTGCCGCCGCCGTCTTCAACGCGGGCCAGCGCCCGTTCGGTTTTGCTGCACCAGCAGGCTACAAGGCGCTCTGCACAGCGAACTTTCCCGACCCCGCGATCAAGAAACCGTCGCAGTATTTCGATGTCGCGCTGTACGTCGGCAACGGCGGCGCGAACGCGGTCACAGGAATGGGCTTCCAGCCCGACATCGACTGGATCAAGCGCCGCAGCGGCTCCGAAAATCACAACCTCACCGACAGTGTTCGTGGTCCGACCATCACCCTGTATCCGAACCTGCCAAACGCGGCGGTGGCCGATACGGCGGTGACAGCATTCACGGCGGATGGGTTTACTCTGAATGGCGGTGGCAACGGCAACGTCAACGGCCAGACATTTGCTGCGTGGCTCTGGAAGAAGGGTGTTGTCCCCGGTCTGGATATTGTCGCCTACGCTGGCACGGGTGTCGCGAGAACTGTCGCACACGCGCTCGGTGTGCCGCCAAGCCTCATGCTCATCAAGGACAGGTCCAGCGCAGTCAACTGGGCGGTCTACCACAAGAGCCTTGGTAACACTCTTTTCATGGAGCTAAATACAAGCGCCGGACAGACGGTCAACGCAGGCTATTGGAACAACACCGATCCAACATCTTCGGTGTTCAGCGTTGGCGCATCCAGTCCCGTCAACGCCAACGGTGACAATTTTATCGCGTACCTGTTCGCCGAGGTGCCGGGGTTCTCCAAGTTTGGTGCTTACGTCGGCAATGCCAGCACAGACGGTCCCTTTGTCTGGTGCGGCTTCCGTCCTCGCTGGATCATGGCCAAACGCTTCGACGTCGCCAACGATTGGCCCGTGGTTGATGTGGCGCGTGACCCATACAACCAGCAAACGCACGAGATTTATGCCGACTTGCCGCAGGCCGAAACCAGTAGCGGCACTTTCGACATCCTCTCCAACGGGTTCAAGGCCCGCAATGCACAGGCGTTTTGTAATGCCGGTGGCGGTAGCTACATCTTCGCGGCGTTTGCCGAGAACCCATTCAAATATGCGAGGGCAAGATAATGTTTGTTCTCAACGGTCAGCCGATCTCGCCAGACATCGAGTTCGAGCATAACGGCATCGCCTATCCGTCGAACTGGATCAGGCTGGCGACGCCAGCGGAACGCTCAGCCATCGGCATCACCGAGGTGGTCGAGCAGCCGAGGCCTGACGAGTTCTACGCGGTGGTCACTCCCGATCCGGCCAATCCCGGTCACTGGCTTTCGACGCCGTACACCGCCGATCAGATGAAGGTGAGGTTGAAGGACTACTCGCGCAGCAAGCGTGACCAGAAGGCCAGTGCCGGGATTTCGCACACCATCGGTGCCGACACGTTCCTGATCCCGACTGATCCGGCGACGCGCGACGTGTTCTTCAACTACCGCATCATTCAGGAAAGGCCGGGGGTGCCGACCCAGACGCCCTACGATTTTGGCACCAAGGTGATCGCGCTGACCGAACCGCAGTTGCTCGCCATCGAGCAGCAGATGGAGGCCCGCGTCCACGACTGCCTGACGACGCAGCTTAATCTGCAAGCGCAGATCGAGGCGGGCACCGTGGTGGTCAAGGAAGAGATCGACGCAGCCTACGCGGCAGTGCCATGACGCTGCTGATGATCTGGGTGCTGCTGCATGGTCCGAAGGGCCACGACATCCTGCTGAACAGCGACGCAATCGTCAGCATGCAGGCCTCGACGCAGGCGATGACCGGCCAGCCCAACGAACACGTCCCCGGTGAGGTGCGCTGCGTCATCAACACCAGCGACGGCAAGTTCATTGCGGTGGTCGAGACGTGCGACGAGGTTCGGCGGCTGGTCGAGCAACAGAAATAGCGGCAACCAAGGAGGCGGCCATGTCTATTGGATTATTGTTCTGGGTGCTGATGATCTTGTGGTTTTTCTCATGGATCGGGACGCGCTGGGGCGGGCTGACCGGACCCTATCTGTATGCCAGCGAGTTTTTATTTTTCGTGCTGCTGTTCCTGCTGGGCTGGCACTCCTTCGGGTTTGTGATCCACGCCTGAAGGTGGCGCGGGCAAGCATCGTCGCGGTGAACAACGATGCAACGGAGTTGCAACTCCGGCCCGCGCCACGTCCATGGTACTACCCGTGCCGGATGTGATCCAGCGCGGCCTTGCCGGTCAACGGCATCTTGCGGGTCGCGCCGGTCAGCTTGGCCTCGCGCTTCTCCTTATCGACGATCCGCCGCTCGGCGTTCAGGTCCTTGGTCTTCGGATCAGCCATCAGGTTGCGCCGGTCGAGGAAGCTCGGGATCGGGTCGTCGTCCATCGCCGCCTTCACCGCCTTCACCATCTCTGGCGGCAACGGGTCGCCCTGCGGCAGCGGCGCAGCCTTCGCTTTGCTCAAGGCCTTGGTCTGTCTGGCCAAGAGCTTGCGGAGCTTGTCGAGCTTGATCTCGTAGCGAACGAGCTTGGCGATGCAGGCGTCGCGTTGTGCCAGCGTTCGCCACATGCTATCGTTCGTCTCGCGGTGACGCCTCACTTGAACTGGCTCTCGTGTGGTTGTCATCGTAGCTTCCTTCCTTCCCGTGTTGGTGGACCGGCGACTGCCTCATCGCAGTCGCCGGTTTTCCGTTGACACCAACATCCTAGCAAGTGGGGTCCGCGCTTTTTCCGGTTTTGCCGAAATGCGATTGCGATAAGCCGCATGAACATTGGCTCGGCGAAAAAATTTCGCGCACTTGACTTGAGGATCGGCGGGCCTTGCCGCGATCAAAGTCGCTCGATGCGATTGCGAGAGCGCCGATAGAATGGGCGTTCGGAAGATCTAAAATTATTTTTTCGCAGGACGCCGTCTCATCAACTCCAGCCGCAGCAATCGCGTCCATGGGTGACGCCAGCCGAGATCGATGCGGGCGAACTTGTGTTCGCGGATCAGCTTGCGAAGCGGCCACAGTGCCATCGGCTTGCCGACCCAGTCCGGCTTCACGGCTCCACGATCTCGCTGACGCTGACCACACTGACCTTCCAGTTCTTCTGGCGGCAGTAGTCGCGCACCCGATCCCGCGACCAGCCGCGCATGTATTTGACGATGTTGGCCGCCTCGATCACTTTGTCCTCGCGCAGCACGATGCCGCAATAGAAATGCGGGGCATCGATCACGGCGAGGGTCTCGGTCATGGGCGGCGATCACGCACCGCGTCAAAAAGTTTTTGCGGCTTCATCTTGAGGGCCTTGGCGAAATGGAAAATATCTTCAAGCAGCACACGCTGGCGGCCCTGTTCGATATTGATGATGGACGCTCGCGAAAGGCCGACCTTCTCGCCCAATTCCTCCTGACGCATCTTGAGCGCGATACGAGCCTCTTTGATTGCTCCCCCGAAGGCAACATAGACCGGGCCGACCGTTTTGATGGTTTTCGTCATGGCCTTGTAGATGACGACGCGCCGTTGGATGCGGACGGTCCTAATCTGGATGGGGCCACGTTTGCGTTTGCTCATGTCAGCAGGCTCATGCCTTGCCTTTGCTCTCGACGCGAAGCTCAAGCTCCTTGGCAAATTTTTGCAGTTCGGCGTGGATTTGATCCATCCGGCGCAGATCGTTCGCGGTCGGTTCGGCGTCGGCATCCATGATCGATATGATGCTGGCGAACAGGTGCTGCGCCCCGGCAAAGAACGCCCAGCGGCACTCATCGATCTGGATTTGCGGCGCGTTGGGCGGCAGCACGAACCGGCGGTAGCCGTAGAAGCCGACCTCGATCAGTTTGCCTTCGTCGATGAGCTTCTTAGAAACCTCATCGACTATTTTTCCGATTTGCGAGCGTGTCGTCATGGTGCTATACTCCTGACGCGAAAGAGACGTCCCCTTAGCCCGCAGTCCCCAACGGCTGCGGGCATTTTTTATTGTAGTGGGGCCGGGTGTTGAAGTCCGCGCTGGGACACCCGGCCCCTGACAGTCACGGGAAAGGTAAGAAACCGCGACTGCCATCCATTGTCACAACTCCTCGCCGCGCTCGAACGTCATCAGCTTCAGATCGCGACTGCCGCCGCTGGCTCTGACCGCATGCTGTAGCTTGCCGCGCAGCTTCAGTGCCAATTCCTTGTTGCTGGTGACGCAGGGAAAATGTTGGTCATCAATCTGGGCCGACATGATGCCTTCGTTGCCGTTGCCATCGACCGACAGCCAGACGAACAGGATGTCGATCTTCTGGGTGTTGGGTGTGATCAGCACACCATCCGGCGTTTCAGCGTCGAACGCATTGATGGCGTCGAGCAGGAAATTGCACTCCTCCTTGCTGAACGCAGGCGAGATGGCGATCCGCTCCTTCAGATCGATCAGGTTCATCGCTTGGCCCTTGCCGCGAAATTTCTCGCTATCTCGCCAAGCGCAGAACGCTCGGCAGTGGTCATCAGCGCCCAGTGTTCCATGAGCTTCATGCCGCCCTGATCGATAAACTTGGCGTAGGCCAGCGCGGCGACGGTGTCGGCGGTGTTGTTGTCGCCGTTGCTGCCCGGAGCGTCCTTGAAGAAATAACTCGGCGTAGCCTTCAGGACGCTGCCGATCTGCACGAGGCGGCTGGAGCTAACCCGGTTCGCTCCCTTCTCGTATTTCTGGATTTGCTGGAAGGTCAGATCGCAGGCCTTGCCAAGCCTCTCCTGCGACATGCCAAGCTGTATCCGGCGCGAGCGTATCCGCATTCCGACATAGACATCGACTGGGTCTGGCTTCTTCGGCATTGCTATAGCCCCGTGTTGTACATTTCAAATCGCTCGTCATCGACCTCGCCAATGTCCTGCCGGAACAGCAGATCGCCGCCCCGGATTGTCAGGTTGAAACCTTGGCGGCAGTTGGCGCGGTCGGTGCAGTACCAATTTTGCGCCGCGCCACCGCGCGGGCCTGCAATCATCTCCGCGCCGCAGCGCAGGCAGAGTGGTTCGACGGTGTCGTTCATCGGAATTTTCTCTTCGATAGATTGACGCCGGTTTTGCCAATGAGGTGGATACCGGACAGGGCGAACGCCCGCTCGACGGCGGTGCGATTATTTGTGATCGGGGTTCGCGCACCGCGTTCAAAGTCGCTGATGGTTGACAGTGAGACGTTCGCGGCTTTGGCCAAACGAGTTTGGTTCCAATCGAGAAGCATTCGTGCCGCTCTGCATTGTTTGGGAGTGATCGTCATAACCATGTCTCGACGATGGCTGGATCGTCCTCCTCGTTGCGGTCGAGGCATGTCAGCCCCATGTCGGCCAACAGCGTTCGACGCAGAACGTCGATGTCGGCGCTGATGATGACATTGGCGGTGATTTCCATTTTCCCGCCGGGGCCGATCCTGAACTCCCGCGCCACGAAGGTGTTCGGGAAATCCTTCGGGTGATCGTAGACCGTCCACATCGATAAGCTGTCGTTCATGGTTCACACGCGGCGGTTAAAGTCGTCGGCCAGCGCCTTGGCAAACTCGTCGCGCTCGCACTCGGGGATGCCGATCACCACGGCAAATTCTGTGGCGTCAGACAGGATGGCCTTTTGATACTCAACCTCATCAATTGACCCTTTCGGATCGGTCGTCGCGTAGAGCTTGTCGCGCTCCGGATGCTCAAAGTTGAAGAACAGGTCCGACAGTTGGTAACCGGACAGATTGAGCGTGATGCCGTGGAGCCTGCTCATGGTTTCCTCAGATAGATTTCGGCGACGGGTGGCATGCCGTTGAGAACCTCCACACTCTTGAGATGCTTCGACACCAGCCGAAAGTGGGTATCGCTGGTGGCGTAGAACACCGCCATCAGTTCACCATCCGCGTTGGTCACCTCGACGGCAGCACGACCGTGGGCATAGTTGTGCGGCTTGATGCTGAACGTGGTCATGCTCTCACCTCGTAGCGTTGCCGTGGCTTGGCTGGCTGATGGACATCGCCGCGCACGAACGGGTGCCACCAGTAGATGCCGGTCTTCCTGATCTTGAAATGTCCGCGCACCAGATGCCGATGCGCTGCCTCATGCGACATGCCGCTGGCCTGTGCCGCTCGTGCCCGCGCTCGCGACATCGTCAAGGTCAGCGTGGTGTAGTCGAGCAGCGGCGGTTTTTTGCCGCCACGTTTGGCGCGAGCCTTGTTGAGCTTCGCCATCGATACCGGCTGCTGCGCCGTGCAGTTTTTCGAGTTGAGCAAGGTGATGAAGAACTGCGCGAACGGGCCTTCGCCGATAATGTCAGTCTCCCAGCTTTGCATCATCGCGACAAAGAATTTGGGGTCCTTCAACATCGTGGCGTGATCCATTGCCGTCGTCAGCCCGCCCAGCCCATGGGGCGAAAGGCCGACTTGCATGTGACGGTCGTGCTGGTGAAGCGCCTCGACCTCGCGTGGGTCGTCGGCCCAGCGGTCCCAATAGCTGCGCTTGAGCATAAACTCGCGAATACCCTCATCGGTGCGCGGGAGACTGAAATGATTGTCTATCCGCTTAATGACCGCTTCGATCAGGTCGTTTCTGCCACCGGAGGCCAGAATTTTGCGGTGATGTTCACGCGCCAGCGCCGCCGCATCAGCATCCGCCGCAAAATCAAAATACAGCGAATAGGGCGATGCGTTGCAGTGGTGGTCGGGATACCTGTCGGTCGGCGCGTGGACCCAAGCCACGGTCATCACGCCGCGTTGGTCATCGAAGCCTTCGATCAGGGTGCCCTGCATGGCCGGGATCGGCGCTCCGGGTCGTGGCGCGACGTCGGCAAATCCACCTGCTGTCTCGATCCACATCGTCTTGTAGGGCAGTCGGCAGAGCGGCAGACCCTTGATCATATTGCTCGGACGCGAGCGCAGCAGTTCGAGGCAGGCCTCGGCGGCATCGCGGCCCATGACAAAACGCTGTGCCTCTCGGACCCGGCTGGCGATGCTTTTGATCATGTCGCGGAAGCCGACGCCCTCGTAGTCGGTGCCTGACCCTTGGATCAGATGGTCGGCCAGCATCATTGCTTGCGCTCCGCGTAGATGAGCGGCAGGCCGAGGCGCTGCATCACGGCCTTGATCTCATCGACTGTTGCCTCGCCACCAATGCTGGCGATCCTGAACAGGCCATTGGGATGAGCGCGATCAAACTCGATGATCAGGGTCAGTAGCTCTTCGAGCTTGGCGTCGTCTTCTACGGCGAACTGGATGCTGCCTCTGATCATTGCATCGCCCCTTGAGACAGAGCGGTTACACCGAGGTGTGGTTTCCGTTGGCCTTTGCAGCGACGTTGCGATGGAACACAACGCCGGTCGAGGCCGCAACACGGCGCTCGGGCTTGACGATCCGCAGATCGTAGCCGAGGCCTCTGGTGTAGGTCATGACGCTGGAGAACATGGGCCGCATCGTCGGCTTGTGCGTCTTGGTGCGGGTGCGGTTAAACCAGTTGTTGATGGTGGTCGGCGACAGGCCGGTCAATTCGGCAAGCTTGGCGTAGCTCAGATGCTCGTCCTGCATCAGTGTCCGCATCTGATCGATAATAGGATCGTGGTCTAAGGTGCCCCAGTTGTAGAATTTGTAGCGTTTTAGTTCTGATGTCTTGGCAACCATTCCCATTGCCTCCTTCAGGTGAGTGATTTCAGATGCTCCGTTCCCTTGGCCAGCAACTTGTACTCGCCGGGTCCTGAGTTTGCGATCATCTTGTCCTTCTTAAGCCTGCCGACCGCGCCGTCGATGGAGCGCGGCACACGGCCATCGTCTGCAAAGGCTTGCCTGATCGACTTGTAGGTGACCTCGCCCCTATTGATCAGTTGCAGCACGAAATCACCGTGGCCGGTGTTGTGCTGCTCTCGGGCGGCCTTGGCTGGCTTGCTCGCAGGCGCGGCACCATTGCTCTTGGCCATCGTCTTGACGGCCTTTGCCAGAGCGGGCGTCGTCTTGTAGCTGCCGGGGCCGGTGCGGACGAGCAGCCCATCCTTCATCGCCGCCAGCGTCGCCGTGTAGACCCCGCCCTTGGTGTAGCCATGCTCCTCCCCCAACTGGATGGCGGCCCTCATCTCGAATTGCTTTTGCTTGGCCCACCACGGCATCAGCACGGCCTTGACCGGGATGCGCGGTGTGGCGTCGTCACTCTTCTTCTTGGCGCTGTCGGGCACTGGCGTGATCTGCACGTCGCTGGCCTTGCCAGCCGCCGCCGCGCTAGTGACGGCGTATAAGCTCCCGGCATCGACGATCATCGAAACGTGGAATAAGCCCTTGGCCATTGTCGTCCCCTGCAATGTTGGGCCAGTTTGCCCCAGACTTTTTGGATTTATAACACGGGGGCGATGCAACCAGAAAGTGGCTAAATTATACTTTGATACAGTTGACCGGCGAGGTCCTTGAACAGCCTCACCATTTTGTGAACGGGACGCCTCAACTTTAGGCAGAACCCCGCAATCGGGCATTCCAGCTATGCTTGGGATAATTCCAAAGTTTTGCGGGCAAGTTCCGGCTGGTGCAACCTTAGAATGTTTCTACCGCATGAAGATCAGCGATATCAGCCAGAGCGCACCGCCGATCAAGATGATGGACACCACGATGTGCGTAAGGGTCTCGCTCCCGCTCCTGTAGTCACGAGAGGAGGGATGGTGGCGCACCGGCTGCTGGTTGGCCTGCCGTTCGACGGCCAGCGCGTTGCAGGCCCACCCGAGGCCCAGCAGGCATGCCAGCATGCCGAACCCACAGAACACGATGATCACTGTGCTGATGGATGGCATCACGCGGCCCTCTTCTTCAGAGGCACCACGTTGCCGCCGCCACGCGCCATGCCGTCAATCCGGTCGGCCCAGTGTTGCAGCATCTTGGCGCGGGTCTTGAGCAAGGTGGCGTCGTTGTAGTCGGCGCGGGTGTCGCTATCGACGTGGGCCAACTGCAACTCGATGATCTCCTCGGGCCACCGCTTGCTGTCGTCGTCGCGGACCTCGCTGTT